TCATAAATCATCAGCTTCAACGTATTTAACATAGTAATTATCAAATGAATTTTCTGCACTGCCTGTAACTTCAACCACCATATTATCAATTGCAGGTGAAGGTAAATCTGAAAAGTTTTGTACTCTGTCTTTTACAACTTGCGAAGCATCATCACCAAAACCATCTGAAGCTGTAACTTCTAAAGTACCTGAAGCTTTTACAATAGAAAAACTAGAGTTACCTATCTTAGTAATTGTGATGCCAGAAGGACTTCCAATAGCGGAATACAATCCGTCTCTAATACTCTCTGTATTTGTATTGGAAGACGTAAAGGAATAAGTTGTTCCATCAATGGTAATTGAATACTTAATGGGATTAACGCCTTGTAATACGGTATAAACTGCTTCTTCATTTTTAGCAGGTGATGTTGTTGAACCCATATCTGTGATGGTGTTCTTGTTTAAAATAAATGTGTAATCAGCAATTGTTATTGCTCTAAAATCTAATCTTGGATTTGAACTTGTTAAATAATTTGTTGCATTAGTTTGTTTGACAACAGTTTTTTGTGTTCCATCAATATCATAAACAGCAATGTCACCATTAGTAACAACAACAATATATTGTTCGTTAGCATCTCTATTAATAGTATGTATGAAAGCATTAGATAATGAACCTGATGAAAGTTTAGCTACATGGTTAGTTGACGGTCTTTTTTTTAATCCTTCAACAACTGAACTGAAACCATTGACTTGCTCTGTTGCTTGTGAACTCAGTCTTAATACTTCAGGTTGTTGTGATACACCTTGTACTAAATTTGGAATGGTACGTGATACTAAAGGCATTTAATAAACTCTGTAGTTTCTAGAGACTGTGTAAGCCTGTTCAGGTGTATCAAATATTGTGTAATCACCTGTTGCACTTTCAGCTTGTTTTAAAATACTTAAAGCTTTGGCTTCATCTTCTTGTGAAAATTTATGTAATGTATTTGCACCTAAAGTTCTGTCGTGAAAAACTCTAGCACTTCTAATTGTAATATATCTTTTTGCTTGTTCAGGAATTTCATTAAAAGGTAAAAGATAAACGATAATTACATCTTCTAAATTAATATCAAATGTACTTTCGTTTTTAGCTAAGTTAAATAATTTACCGTCTCTTTGAACAATATCATATTGTGATTTTGAATATCTATTTATATCTAATTCAACTCTAACAACATTTGTTGCTAGTGGAATTTCGTTATCTGTATTTCTTGATAATGTAACTTTATAATGTGTATTAAAATGCCAACCTTGTGATTGGACTTCTCTTGTAATTTCGTTAAGAACATTTTTAGCAACTGTTCCATCTACAGGTAAACTTCCAGTTAAACTATTTAATGGAGCTTCACCAATTGTAGAAAGAATTGTATTAACCGCTTCTAATTCTGTAGTTCTTGTTTGTATTGTCATATTAAGAAAGTGATGGCGGATATTTCACCGCCACCACATAAACTGCAATTAAGCAGTTGCAATTGAGATTGCACTCTCAGGACGAAGAATTCCGTGCCCAAGCGCCATTCTTGATGTAAGTAATGTACCAATTCTTCGAAAATCGTAATTACTTTCCATCACTAGGTCTTTAAGTTTTACAGTACCAAGTGCTGAACTGTGCATTACAACAGCATACGTATTAGAAAAGTCACCATTGTAAGTGTTGTTAGCACCAGAAATTGAAGCTGATAAATCAGTTGCAAATACTTCTGTTGCTGTGTTTGACTTAACAATTGGAACTCCACCGATTGATAATACAGTACCTTTTCCAAAGTCACCGTTATCAGACGAGAAGTCTCTGTTTACTAACTTATCTACGTTAGCTAGTTGATAATATTGGTCTGGTGCTACCACGCAAACTCTACCAGATGAAGGAACATTGTTCTCATCTAGTTTTTGAATTGCTTCAAATACACTATCAATTAATGAAGTTGCATTTGTATTAGCATCAGCGTCAATGATTTCATCACCAACTTTTCCACCAGTTACGTTTGGTGTAGTTACTCTTGATGCAAGAATTGCAAGAGATAGAAGGTGTTTATCAACTGTGTTTGCTAAAGCTTGACCCATTTCTTTTGAGTAAATGCTTCTAACATCATAGTGATTTTTAAGTTCTTCTATTTCTGCAACGAAAGCATCAGCAATTAACATATCATCAATGTTAATTACCTTTTCGTTGTGTTTAATCGCTTGACCAAGTATTTCGTTACCTGCTGTATGGTATGAAGCCGATACAGTACCAGTAACAGGAAATTGAGCTGACTTACCGCTAGAAATTGTTCTAACAGTTGTCATACCCAACATCTGATTTTCTCTAGCGAATGTACTTAATACTTCACCTGAAAATACTTTCAAGAAAAGTGCATTAGCATCACCTGCTGAGTTTACTTGACCAATGCTTGATATAACTGCGTTTGACATAGTTATTTCTCCTTATTGGTTTGTTGTTTGGTTTGTTTGTATTGACCTAACTTACTTTCCATAATCAGAAGGTTATCACTCGTGAGTGGCAATCTTTTTTGAATTTGTGTTAGCACCTCTCTTACAAGAGATGGTACTATTTATTTTTTTTTAGATGTTAAATGTTTCCAAAATTCTTCTTCAGATAAACTTAATAGTTCAACTTTCTTTTTGTTCTTTAAGTGACATTTGCAACGCTTACATTTACACTTAGGATTTTTCTTATAAAGGCTTTCCTTGACCGACATATTTCTTAAAACTTCTACGTTTAGACTTGTTCATCATTCCTAAACTTGGTTTTCTCCCAATACTTGTCTTTTTAAATTTACTTCTGGTTTCAAATACAGGTTTGTCTTTACTAAACTTAACCTTTGCCACCTTTTTTCTTCCAGTTGTTCTTCATAGCTTTGTAAGCTTTTGGAGAAACTGTACTTTTTTTCTTACTTCTCGATATGCCGAGCTTTTTTCTGCGATTTATGTTTTCAACTAATGACATTACTTTTTCCTTATGTTGTTTAGTGTTGATAATCCAAAGCTTCCGCTAAAGACGATAAGAACTGCCCACCAAAATTCAGTAGGCGCTAATTTTAAAATTTCAAAACCTCTCATCATGTACGGTTGAGAAAACGGTAAAAATGTAAAAACAAAAATCCCACCAACAAGAATAGTTAGTAGTTCATCTTTAACAGATTTTTCTTGTTGCTTTACTTGTTCAATAGAAACATTTTGTTCTGCTTCTATTTCCTTTGCTCTAATAATCTTTTTCTTTTCAATATTGTGTTGAATAGCACCAACTGTTTTGTCAGCTATTATTCTAGTAATAGGATTTTTAAGAATAGGTAAAATAAAGTTAAGCATTACGTGACCTGTTGTATGATTTAGAACGTACACGTAAGTTAGACTTGGAATTATTTTTTGGATTACCGTCTTTATGGTCTATGTCTTTACCATTAATTTTAGAACCAAGTTTCTTTTTCATTATTCTTCTTGCTAAATTACGTGATGCTCTATTTTTTTTCTGTTCAGGCTTAGAATGATAATTCTTGTACTCTGAACGATAGTTTCTCACTAGATAACTGAACTCCTAGCAATTTTCTTTTCTACAGATGCTCTGTATGCAGGGTCTTTATCGTATCTTGGGTCACTCATAGCTTCTGTAACTTGTGCAATACTTTCAAAAGCATCAGGTATAATTTCAGTTTCACCTTGTATCATCTCTGATTTGGCTTCACCTGAAATACCTGCTCTTGATGCAATAGCTTGTACCGCAAATCTTACTTGGTCGATTGTTCCAGTATCTAAAGTAGAATTAAAAGCTTCTAATTCGTTATCTGATAAATTAGTTTTAGCCCACTCTACCATCTTAGAATAGTTTTCTTCACCACCAACGGTGTCGTGAACCATTTTAACTTCATTATCAGCAATTGCTTTTTGACCTGCAATGTAGCCATCAACTATATTTTTATCTAAACCTAGTTTAGCTAAATCAGTATAAGACTTTTCTGATAACTCACCTTTTTCTGAATACTCTTGATAAAAAGGTTCTAAAGTATTTTCAGCTTGTTGGTTTTCTTCAGCAAGTCTTTTTGCATCTTGTTGTGAAGGTTCATTTTGATTTTGAGAAAGTTTTTGCTCTAATGCACCATAAGCTTTTGCAAGTTGTTCTGCATTTGAGAATTTCTCTGGTAACCATTCTGGTCTTTCTTGGCCTTCAACTTTTACTTCTTCAGTGTTAGTTGCTGTATTTGCATTAGCAATAGCATCATCTTGTTGCTTTGCTTGTTCCTCTAAAGAAGGATTTGGTGTTTCGTCAGGTTGTATTTCAACTCTGCCATTTACGTCAGACATTATTTACTCCTTATTGATTGATGTTTACTTGACCGTCTTCAGTCAATTCAGCACTCATACCTGCTTCATTCATTGCTCTACCTGCTTCAATAGCAACTCTTGGGTCAGCTAATGTTTGTTGTGCAAGTTGTTGTTGCTGTGCTTGTTGTGTCTCTTGGGCAATCTGTTCTGCGGATTTAATTAATCCTTGAGTATCAATTCCATTTGCTACTGCAAATTTCTTAATAGCATCATCAAGATTAATATATCTGGCTAATGTTTCTTGACCTAAAGTGTTAGATAAGTCCGCTAAAAATTGTAATAATCTTAATCTGTCACTAGCACGACCTAAAGCTTCCATTCCAACTATAATTTTAGTTTTAACAATGTTCTTTGGTAATTCTGGGAGAAGTTTATTTTCTTTTAACATTCCCATTTTCGCATTGATGTATGGAAGTTGGAACTCTGTAGTTAATATTCCATAAACTCCACCAAGAGCATCTTGTAATTCATTAGCAACCAATTGTACTTCTGTTGCTGTAACTCTTTCTGCTTGTCTTTGTACTGAAGCATTTAAAAGAAAAGCAAATTGTAATCTTTGTTCAATTCTTTGCATTGTTTCCAATGCCACTCTAAAGTCAGCAAACTTATTTGCTTGT